TGCATCTTCTACGATATCATTAGCATCTTCATCATCTTCCGCTTCTTCTACGATATCATTAGCATCTTCTATGATATCGTTAGCATCTTCTACGATATCATTATCATCTTCCGCGTCTTCTTGATTATTTTCTATGTATTCTTGCGAATTTTGTATATTATTAATATTAATATTAGTTTCTGTATTTATACTTTCATTTTCTAAATAATTTTCTAAAATTTCTTTAAATGGTAATAAATTTCTAATAGTTGATGTAAGCTCTTCTGTAATTATTTTATTTAGATTTGTTAAATTATTTTGTGTAGTTGCATAATTATTTTTGTGATAAAATAAATCAGGTTTTTTCCATATTTTTCTAGCAATAGAAATATAACAGGAATGTATTACATGAGATGGAGTAGGAATAGAAATATTTAAATTATCATATGATTTACTATCTGCTAATAATATTTGTGAATAAGAAGCAAACATTGCCTGTATTAAATCATCTAAATATTCACATTTAGATACAGTTTTTATTCTTTTATATTCCTCATCTATAATATGTTGTGACCATTGTGGAATTAATTTTAATTGATCCTGAAATTCTTTTAAAATTAATTTTGGAATAGTATTTTTTTCTTTAACATTCTCATAAATGCTTTTAAAACCATCTTTAAAATGATGTAAAGTTAAATTAATGAATTGATCAATATATTCTTTTTTTGACTGTAATGTAATATTGAGATCTTCTTTATTCATTTAAATAATAAAAATAATTTATAAAACAAAAACAAACTTATATGCTTAAAAATTTAATTAAATTTAAAATGAATTTAATGGTTGTGAATATGGATTATTATTAAAAGCATCTAAAATATCTGGAGAAATTCTATTGCTAACATCATTTTTATATACTCTTCTATCTTTTGTAATATTTAATCTTTCTGTAGTAGGTATTTCATTCATTATTCCTCCAAGATTACCTGTTTCTCTAGTATTTCTTTGGTCACATTCTAATTTTGATTTATTTGGATTTAAGTGTGTATGATCGATTTCATTATATAATTTGACAGATGTTTTTGTTGGTTTTCTCTCTTTTAATAATATATCTCTAACTTCATTAATTGTAGCATTATATTTGTCATCATATAACATTTGTTTGTCTGCTGCATTATTACCAATACCGTAATATTGATTATCAGATGTAAGTTGTCTATCTGTTGTTCTCATATCAACTTTAATATTCTTATAAGCATCAGAATTCTGAATATTTCCTACATTTCCTGTTTTACCTTTTGATTCTGTTGTCTCTCTCATTGTTGTTCTTGCAACGTCATTTGGATCATATACTATATTCTTCTCTGCACCTTTTAGATTACCAAGTCTAGAATCATGAATTAATGTTTCTTTTATTGTTGTTCTTGCAACATCATTAGGATCATAAATTGTCATTTTAGAAGGATTGGTATTTTGTAAATTACCCATTGGTCTTCCATGCATAACTGTATATTCTTTTTTATTAACTCTCATTATATCTAATAATGGAGCAGTTATAGATTTAACAGCAGATGTTAAATTCGATTGATGTGTTTTAACTGTTAAATCACTTCTATTAGTTTGTTTAAGATTTACACAAGGTCTTTGAGTTTCTCTAGCATTTGCGGAGTTACCTGATTTAAGATACATGTCTTCTGTTTGTTCATAAGTGGTTTCTACACGGTTTTTACATACTTCACCGATATCACCTGGTAATAATTCTTTTTGACCATCAACAACACGACCTTCATATGTTGTTTTAGGGTTAGAACCTTGACGTAATTCATCAACATTTTTGGGTAACTCAAATTCTCTTGTGTCAAGTTGCTGGAAACCACCAGTGGGAGTAGTTCCATAACCTTGATTTAAACCTGGTCCTACTCTTTCTTGTTCGAATGGTAAATAATTTGTAACATATGTAGATTCTACATATCTACTTTTTTGGAATTCTAAACTATTTTCTTGACCTGCTATATTAGTAACATTTTGCTTAATATCTGCAAAATTCTCAACTTCCTTTTTCTTCTTATAAAAATTACCTGTTCCTGTAAATGTATCTAACTTACTTTGCATACGATTATTATCAATATCAATTTGTGTCATTTTACTACCAAAGAAAGGAACCATATTGTTATGTTTAAAATCTTCTGGTGCCATATCAACATCTGCTAAACGACTATGAATATGTTTATCGGTTTTAATATGTTTCATATTATTTGGAATTACCTTATTCTCAAATGGTTTTAAACTTTCATTGTATTTTTTATTTGCCTTTCTAATAATTTGTTCTTGTGTTTTATTAAATTGTTTTCCAGAATATACATGGTCAACAACTGGTTTTTCATTTTTATTAATATTGTTATCATTTAATGATTTTGGAGTATATTTTTCATTCTGACTGAATAAATACCCTATAGTTCCTAATGCTCCTGCTGTAAATAATTCCATTTATTATTATTTAATATAATAATATAATAAAAATAATAGTATTTAACTAATTAATTAAACATCAGTTTTAAGACAAGATTTGACTTTTGGAGAAGCTGTAAATTCTAATTCTTTTCCATCAATTGTTACTTTTTTCTTCTCATCATCTCTTTGAGCAGTATACGCTAATTGTTTTTTAACTCCACTCTTATTGGGTTTTTGATTCTCAATAATAAATTTAACTGCTTTCTTCTTTTTAGGAGCATTCTTTAAAATAGCGTTTGCTGCTTTTTTGGCAGCAGAGAAACTATCTTTGTTTGAGAGTACTTTTTTCATAAGTACTGCTTCTTGTTTTTTTGTTAAGATTCCTTTTTCAATTTTAACAATTTTGAAATTCTTTTTGGCACCTCCTTGCATGTTTTAATAAATATTAAGAAATTTTTTATTATTTATTAAAAAAAAATAATATATTTAAAATTTAATTAAAATTTAATTAAGTTGATTTACTGTTCTGCAGTTTCTCCAACTTTGTGTATTATCTACATTAAATTCCTCATTTTGATTTACAGAGTATGTTGTTTGTTGATCATTATACATGACTACATTAGGATCATTGTATTGTGATACAGGCATACCTAATCTTTGATCTAATGGTTGGGGAATGCAAGGTCTATGATCATCTTTTGCCATAATTGTTGTATTTAACTCAATGTTAAATGGAATTATGGACCTATCCTGAGGATTTTGGCACAACCATTGCCATCTATTCCAACCAGTACCTCTTAATGTGCATGGTGGATTACTTAATCTTGTACTTTCTCCTACAAAGTTAGAACAATCATCAAAGTGTTGTAATTTGGAATTTTTAAATTCTTCATCACAATTTGATGGAGCATATTTGCTTTCAGGACATCTTGTTGCTTTAACATTTAATCCCATTAAGTCGCTATCATTATCTATTAAATTTGATACTGTACTATTTCCAGAACTAGCGTTTCTTAAAGTGGGATTAAAACATTCAGTACAAGAATTTCTTGGTAAATTTGTAGTAAAATTACCAGGTCTAGTAGTTTGGTATAAATCTCGTGTGTAATTTTCAACATCATATCTATTTCTTGTAAAACTCATTGTTTTATATTTATTATATTAAAATAAATAAAATTAAATTTAAATAATATTTAAAATTTAGCATATTCGCATTTATCATATGGTAAAGTTGGTTCTTTTGGAACTTCCTGCATATCAAAGAAATTACAGTTATTTAAGTGTTTCTTATTTAAATCTAATTCAGGATTGTTATTTGGTTTTATGTAATTAATTGGTTTTAAAGTATTATTTTGCGTAGGAACATAATTATATTCTATACAATTATTTGCAGTTCTTGTAATACCTTTTAAATCATTCTCAATATCTACTATACTAGAACCAGTTTGACTTACATCATTTCCTCCAACTATGCCAAATTCCGCACGACATTGATTATTATGTATAAATTTTGTTTGATCTAATAAATAATCTACGGATTTCATAGATTGTTGTGTATCTAAATCATTATTTATTGCACTCATTATTTATTTATTTATATAATTTATTTAAATTTATTTAATTAAAATTTAATTAAATTTTCTTACAAATAATATTTTAAAATTTGAAGATTTATTATCTTATAAATTTTATTTAAAAATAACTTAAATTTATTTCTAAAAATGACATTTGTTTTTGAAATTAAAACTATTCAATCTAGTGCTATTAAATGTATGGTTGAAGCACTAAAAGAACTTCTAACTGATACTGTATTAGAAATAAATGATTCTGGTATTAAAATTGTTGCAATGGATAATAGTCATGTAATTTTAGTTCATTTAAAATTACTAGCAGATAAATTTGAGTATTTTAAATGTAATCGTCCTATCTCAATTGGTATTAATATGTTAAATCTTTATAAAATTATTAAAACAATTAATAATAATGATATTTTAACATTATTTGTTTATGAGAATGATTTAAATCATTTAGGAATTAGATTAGAAAATGCTGAAAAAAATACAAGAACAACATATAAAATCAATTTACTTGATTTAAATAATGAAACATTTGAGATTCCAGAAGTGACATTTAATTCTGTAATTACACTACCATCTAATGATTTCCAGAAAATTATAAGAGACATGAATAATTTAGCAGAATTTGTAGAAATTAAAAATGTTAATAATGAATTTATGTTAACATGTAGCGGAGATTTTGCTACACAGGAAACTGTTCTATCTGATAATGACAACGTACAAATTTCATCTGAACAACCGGATGAAGTTATACAAGGTGTATTTAGTCTTAAATATTTAACTCTATTTACGAAATGTACAAATCTTTCTAATAATACTGAAATCTTCCTTAAAAATGATTATCCTTTAATTATTAATTATTCTGTTGCTTCTTTAGGTGCTGTTAAATTATGTTTAACACCTCAGCAAGTGACAGATTAAATAAAAAAATTATTCAGAATGATTTTTAAAAATTAAATCACCTGTATATTCCACTGGAATATTAAAATATTCTCTTACATTTTCACTATTTACTAAATTCTTATTTTTTAACCATATTTTAATAATACAAAAATTTTTTTTTGGTGATATAGAAATCCCATTAATAATTTTGTAATTATTAATATATTCTTCTTTTAATAATGTTTCTGATACTATTTTAATACTTAAATTCTCCCAAAATTTTTTTGATTCCTCTTTTAAAATTTTAAAAGAAAAATTTAACCCCTTTATATTTTCTTCATTATCCCATAATGGAAATATGTTTTCTCTCATTAAAAAGAACATCCCCTGATGAATTTTATTTTCTATTTCACTATTTAAAATCCAATAATCAATTATATCCTTTATTGTATAAATTTTATAATAGGATTCCTTATTCCAATTATAAGAATTCGGATCATGAAAATACAAATTCCATTCTGAATTTAATTTATTTCCATTATCATCCATTATAATATTATGCATAGCGCTTTTATGCATATTATTATTATTATATAATATTTCTTTATATTAAATTTTATATTATTTATCCGCTAATTCCTGATATAATGTTTTAAAATTTATAAAATCTGACATATTATACTTTTTATCATCTAATTCTGAATCTGTTATTACTAATTTAATATCATTTAATTCATTAATGTCTAAATCTTTCTTATACGCTAATGTTCTTAATATTAATATAAAATCTTGTAAAGTAATATTATTTTCCTTAAATGAATTCTGATAATTTCTAAAAATTTGTGTAATATTTATTTTCTCTGTTGTCTGAATTTCTACATATGTAATATCGTCTTTTGTTACAAGAACATTATTAATTATAAAATTACCTATAATATTCAGTATTAATACATCAACACTCTTAAATAAATAATTGTTATTTTCTCTTTTAAAATTTGATATATTAATCAGAGAATTATATTTAGTCATATCAGAATAATATGATATATTTAAATAACAATTATTTTTAGAATTAATATATGGTGCTAATTTAAATAATGTCTCGCTATTAATTGTATATGGTCTAATTGTATGATTTAATAACACTAAAATTATATTATTTAATAAATTTGTATCATAAATATTTACTATTTTATTATTATCTAAATCAATAAAATCAATTTTGTTAATTGTTTCATTTAAATATTTTTTTACTAAATAATTTTTTTGAATATCATAAAAATTTATTGCCATCTCATTCAGTAATGATAAAAATTTAAAAATATTATAGATAATTATCTGTATATATTTATTTATCATATCCGCATATTTATTAAACATGTCTTGATTTTGTTCTAAATTTTCTGATTGTGTCATTTAAATAATTAATTGTGTCAAATATTTAAATAAAAATTGAAAAATAAATATAAAAATATATTTTTATTTATATTTATTTAAAAATGCCTGAACTAGCAGAAATTTATTTATTAAAAAAATTTATTAAGAAAAATTATATTAATGATAGTTTAGAATCATTTGAGTTTAATAGTAATAGTAAATTTAGTAAAAAATCACCAATTAATTTTAAAGATTTTCAAAAAGATCTCTCATTAAAACTAACAAAAATAAAAAGAAAAGGAAAAATTTTAATATTAAATTTTGATGATAAATGGTGGTTATGTATTCATTTTGGATTACATGGATTTCTAAGAAGTGATAATATTATTGTTAAAAATTATGATAACAGTACTAAAAAAATTCATGGAGTTTTTAAATTTACAAATGATAAAGTTTTAAACTTTGTTGATAGAACTGGTTTTGGAAGTTCTTTTAATTTCTTTAATAGTAAGAAAGATGTAGAACAATATTTAGACAAGTATGCTATTGATATACTTGATAAAGAGTTTACTCTAAAGAAATTTAGAGAAAATGTTAAAAATATACAAGACAAAAAATTAAAGAGAAGTGAATTATGTGCTATTCTTTTAAAGCAGGAATATTTATGCAGTGGTATTGGTAATTATATGAAATGTGAAATATTATATGATTGTAATTTAAGCCCATACAGAAGTATAAATGATATTGATTCTGAAATGATAAAAAATTTATACAACTCAATATTAAAAATTACAGATATTAATATTAAAGCAGATGGAAGAGCATTAAATGAATTTCATGTATTTATGAGAAAGACTGATAAAAAAAATAATGAAGTTACAAAAGAAAAAACACCTGATGGAAGAACCACTTACTGGGTTAAAACTTTACAAAAATAATTTAATTAAATTTATTTAAACATACTTGAAAATATATATTATAGTAATTATGTCTAAATATAGATGTGAATACGTATGGATTGATGCTGATAATAATTTAAGATCAAAATCTAGAATTATTAAATCTTCACTTATTGGAAAACAAATTAATGTAAATCATTTGCCATTATGGAATTTCGATGGTTCATCAACAGGACAAGCAGATGGTACTAATTCAGAAGTATATATTAAACCAGTTAGAGTTTATAAAGATCCATTTAATAGAAAAACAGATGAAATTGGTATTGTAGATAATATTTTAGTAATGTGTGAAACAATTAATGATGATATGATTACACCTCATGAAACAAATACAAGGTCTAAACTTGTAAAAATTATGGAAAATCCTAATGTAAGTGAACAAGAACCTTGGTTTGGATTTGAAATGGAATTTTTTATGATTGAAAAACATACGAATTTACCTTTAGGTTTTGAAGATGGTGAAAATATTCCTAAACAGGGTCAATTTTATTGTTCAAATGGTGCTAATAATTGTTATGGTCGTACTATTATAAATGAACATTATGATTATTGTTTATATGCTGGTGTTAATATTGTTGGTATTAATGCGGAAGTAGCTTGTGGACAATGGGAGTATCAGATATTTGGTGATGCATTATCATCTACAGATGATGCTTGGATGAGTAAATACATTCTATCACGTGTTGCCGAAGAATATAATATAAATATTTCATGGCATCCTAAACCAGTATTAGGAGATTGTAATGGTAGTGGAATGCATACTAATTTTAGCACATTTAAAATGAGAGATAATAATGGGTTAAAACACATTTTAGATGCTATGCCTTTATTAGAAGTTAAACATAAAGAACATATTGAAGTATATGGTAAAGATAATGATAAAAGATTAACAGGAGAACATGAAACAGCATCAATAGATAATTTCTCTTGGGGATATGCGGATAGAGGAAGATCTATTCGTATTGGTAAAAAAGTAGAAAGAGATGGTAAAGGTTATTTCGAAGATAGAAGACCTGCTAGTT